GGGCATTATATGCCAGTTGGTCGCTATTAAAGACCAACCCTAGGTTAACAGAGGGCAAATTCCCTTTACGGGAATTTGGGCATTATATGCCAGTTGGTCGCTATTAAAGACCAACCCTAGGTTAACAGAGTCAACTGTAGCCGAAGCTCTTAAAGGAGAAATCCATTAATAAGAGTGAGCTGCCCGTGAGGGTAGTGAAAATGCGTTAGTTCGACCAAGACGTAAATCCTTGGTGACTTTTCTACATCTTCAACTATGAAAAACTTTAATCTTCACAATTTATTTATTGTGAGATTGATAACTAAACTATTTAGTTATAGTTCTTCACTAACTGTAAGACATTTCCTTGGATTAGTAGCTAAAATGAGATCAAATAATGGTCTCGCATATACAATAAAATATATGAAAGCTACAAAATTAGCTATCACTAGATATATATGTGGTAAACCACTTTATATCAATGATTCTAATGTATCCATTGGTAAAGATGGTTGACCTACTAAATTTAGATTTCTACAAAAACTTGTAGATTCTAATATAAGAGTTTTAATGACTCTTATGACATATAGTAGATCACTAGTTCCTACAAAAGCAGAAATAAATGCTAGAGTAGTGAAACTAAATACAATAACTGATCCTTATAAAGGAAAAGAATATACTATTCCAAAAGAATTTATATTAAAATTCCTTGAACAGTATAAATTGTATTCATCTAAACCAAGTTATGATGAAAGCAAACATTACTTAAGTGTTAAAGGTTCTCCTTTAGGGAAAGCCTCTTACACTAGTAATTTTGCAGTTGGAGCATTAAGTGTTTCTCAATTATATAATATTAAATATATAGTTGGAGAATACTATGATAAAATTTATAATCATTGATATGATATTAAATTTAATCATAGAGAACTTAATGTTCCTAACATAACTGGAAAATTATCCATAGTTCATGATCCTGAGTTAAAAGAAAGAGTAATTGCAATGTGTGATTACACAACACAATTTACCCTTCGTCCTATACATGATATATTACTTAATAAATTAAGTAATTTACCTTGTGATAGAACTTTTACTCAAAATCCGTTTCATAAATGAAACAATGAAAATATGGAATCTTACCACTCATTAGATCTCTCAGCAGCAACAGATAGATTTCCAATTAAACTTCAACAAAAATTGTTAAGTTTAATGTTCAATGATTACCATTTTGGTAAACATTGAAGAGATCTTCTTGTACAAAGATCCTATATTTTTGAAGGACAAGAATATAAATATTCTGTCGGTCAACCAATGGGAGCTTATACAAGCTGAGCTGCGTTCACCTTAACCCATCATCTGGTAGTTGCCTGATCCGCACATTTGTGTGGAAAAGAAAACTTTGACCAATATATTATACTTGGTGATGATATTGTCATAAAAGACAATAAAGTTGCCAATAAATATATTACTCTTATGAGTAGATTGGGTGTTGATATATCTTTAAACAAAACACATGTATCAAACGATACATATGAATTTGCAAAAAGATGAATCAA